TAATGATAGCAGTGAGCAGGCACGTATGGCAGGAATAAAGCCAGTGGTAATCACAACAGGTGATAATAAAGCTATTGGTGCTCCAGGGGTGGAAATTACTCAAGGACAAAAAGACTTATTACAAGAGATGGTAGATAAATTACAAAGTTATTTTGAGCAAAGTATACTACGTTCTAGACCTAACATTAATATGGCTGATGTCAATGATGGTCGTACATTCTTTGCTGATGAAGCTATTACTAATGGTTTAATTGATGGCATACGTAGTGAGCGTGATGTTAGAGCTATGCTAGAGGTTGCTAGCGGTATCCGTTAATCTACTTCAGGATTAAGCGATTGGTAAAACTCTTGTAAGCGCTCATAGTGATAAATGTGTTTGAGCAGATGTGTAGGTATTGGCCTAAGCATCTGCTCATATTTTATCCAAGTGTCTCGTTTATATCCTAATGCCTCACTTGCTTGCCGTTGTGAGAAGTTGTGACGCTTGCGGAAGTCTTTTAGTGGGTTATTCATTTGTGTAAGCCTTTTTTAATCTCAGATTTTAATCTCATTTCATTTTTTAGAAACTTAAATTTTCTAACGATTAAACGAGTTTGACTGTCAGCCTCTTCTAGTGTTTTTTGCATTTCATCCATATAATCACAAAATCGCTCTATAATTAAAGGGTGATATACTTTTACATCTTCTTTATTTAATAATAATTTTATTGCACTTTGTTTTAACTCTTTCTTAGATAAGCCTGTATAGTCTATACCTCCTTGTGTGAGGTTCAATAATTCGGCCATTCTCCAAGCGGGGACTTTTCCCCACTTAGAAAATCTTATACGTTTTTCTATTTTATCCATTGCGAACCTCCTTCCAAGCTTGTCTTAATTCTTCTTCTTCGCAGTACCATCTGATAACATTCATTGAATATTCCATTCCATCCCAATCAGAATCATATTCTCCTGCATCAGTAGCTCTTACAAGACCTTTAACTAAAGGATGATTAATTAGTCTTTCTTGTAAAACCATTATTTTGTCTTCTGAGTTTTCCTTAGCAATTACTTCGATTGTTGCTTTTGAGTTTCCCATGATGTCTAATCTTTTTGACTGTCTCATTTTGTTTTCCTTAGTTAGTGTTTTGTTTTGATACTTACACTATAGGACATAGTCATACACTTTACAAGTCCTTAACTAAACATTTTTTTAATTATTTTTACTTTTATTTGAATTGTTTTGTTTAGTGTAATATGTTGTATTTCTTTTATTCCTGCTGTTTAAGCAGTGTTTTGTTTTATCTTATATAGATATAAGCCCCTTAAGAATCACAGGTCTTAGGGGGCTTTCATTTTTTTTATTCTCCCATTAATAAATTTAACATGTCAAAATCTGTATTTACTTCTTCTTCTAGAGAATCGACGTTTATATCTACAGTTTCAATAAAGACAGGAACGCAAGAGATAAGACCGCACACAACTTCATAAGTAGAAGCTTCAACATCAACTAGTTTCCCATACATCATGTAAAATTCATTTTCAGCAGTTACTTTTTGCTTTTTGCTTAGTTGTTTGAAAGTCTTAATTTTCATTTTTTTTATTCCTTTTGTTTGGTTTGTTTATATTATTTATTGTCATTTTATGTTATTTGAGGCTAAAAAACTTTAATAAAAATCAATAAATTTCAATAAACATTAAGCTATTTGCAAGGTTCTTTTTTTGATTGTAAAAATAAAACGAATTTACAAACAAAGGATTTATTATGGCATTAGCAAAAATAAATGGTTCAGTTGGCATTGGTAATCAATTGAATCTTGAATTTGATGGCGCTTCACAAACTAAAGCGCAAACTAATCAAAATTTTTCAATTCCTATTTCTTACGGTGCAACATTAGAAGCAGATCAATTTGACAAGGTTTATTTTGAAGAAATTGAAATTGTTGCTTCTGGAAGTCAAGATTTAAACTTATCTAATGGTTCATTGGTTGACGCTGAAGGAAATACACTAGTTTTTGCAAATGTTAAAGTTTTATCTATTTCTTGTAATCAAACAAGCGATTTTATTGATTTTAGCTTATCAGGAAATTTTTTAACTGGCAACAATTTAGGGACTGCAAACTATCATGAAAATTCTGGAAAGAATGAAATTGATTTAAGAAATGGTTTTACGGTTACTGGAACAAGTCAAGATCTTATTACGATTACAAACAATGACGGCGCCAACCCTGTTAAAATTCGCGTTTTAATTGCTGGAGTTTAATAAAAAATGAGTTGTGGAACTGAAATCCCTGATCGCGAGCCTGAAATATTAGTTAATAAAACTAATTGGAAATGGTCGCGTAATATTACTGGATTTAGTCCAGATGATTATGATTTAATCTATTATTTAGTTCAACAACAAGAGAACCCGCATAAAATAGAATTAACAGCTAATGCAAACGGGGATATGTTTTTAATTGACTACGATTCTTCAACTCCCGAAGTCAATTTATCCCCTGAGCAAATTGGGAACTATACCTGGCAAGCATTTTTAATTGAAAAAGCAGACCCTAACAATAAGCAATTTTTTGCAACTGGTGTTTTTAATATTATTCAAAATGCGCAAGTTGAGATAAGCGACCCGCGAACATTTTTTGAAAAAATGCGTGATTCAATAAAAGCTTTTATTGAAGGTCGCGCAAACATCCAGGACAAAAAGAAGACAATAAACGACAGATCTTTAGAGACTTACTCAATAGCCGAGCTTCAAGAGTGGTTAAATTTTTACGAAGAAAAGATTGAATCAGAACAAAGAGAAAATGAAGCTTGTTCAGGCAAAGTAAATAAGATTCATAAAATTAGAACAACATATGAAGGCTTTCATTAATGCTTAAAAGATTTTTTAATTTTGTAAATAGTTTTAGAGCTTCAAAAATTGAATCTTCTGGAAATAACGAAATAGTCACTATCTCAAGCCGTGGCTATACAGCTGCATCAAATAATTATCAATTTAACGATTGGCTTTCAAGTTCGCAAACTGCAAATGAAGAAGTTTTGGCGGGTGGTTCAAAATTAAGAAACAGAGCCAGAGAAGCTGAACGCAATGACGAATATATAAAAAAGTTTATTAAGACAAATGAACAAAAAGTTGTTGGAAGTCAAGGCATTCGGTTAAATATGCAGGTTTTGAATAATGATGGTTCGCTTGATAAAAACGCAAATGATGCAATTGAAAAAGCTTGGAAAGATTGGGCAAAGCCTGCAAATTGCAGCGCAACAAAAAGAAATAGTTTAAATGATATTTGTCGAATGTGGGCTAAAGCAATTCCTCGCGACGGTGAAATTTTTGTTCAAAAGATACCAGGATTTAATAATAGATACGGTTTTGCTTTGCAACCATATGAAGGCGATTTTGTACCATTTGCAAACGGTCAAACAACTTCTGGAAATGAGATAGTTTTAGGTTGTGAAATTAATAATTTTGGGGCGGTTTTGGCTTATTGGTTTAATCCTGTCAAAGATTTAGTTGATACAATATCGCCAAATTCAACAAGGATAAGAAGCGAATTTATCTGTCATGGATACACTGAAGAAAGACCAGGCCAATTACGTGGAGTGACTGAAACTCATGCAAGTTTACCTGTAAGTCATATATTAAACGGATATAGAGAAGCAGAAGTCACAGGAGCGCGCGCAAATGCTTGCCGAATGGGTAGCTATGAAAGGGACCCTGCATACAATGATGTAGACGGCGAAGTTGATGACCTGCAAACTTACCAATTTGCTTCAATGGCCCCTGGTGATATTGGAGTAACTCCAAAAGGGTGGAAACTAAATTTACATTCAAATACAAATGTAAATAATAATTCAGGAACCTTCATGAAAACCATTTTACGCGGTTTGGCTAGTGGTTTAGGTGTTGGCTATAATGTTTTAGCAAATGATTATGAAGGGGTTAATTTTTCAAGCTTGCGTGGTGCAGTTTTAGAAGATCAAGAAACGTATAAAATAAAACAAGATCAACTAATCGAAAAATTGCTTAATCCAGTTTTTGAAATGTGGTTGCAACAAGCATTGTTAAGGCGCTTAATAATTGTCAATGGCACTCCCCTATCTATTGAAAATTATGACAAATATAATAAACCCGAATTTATAGCACGTCCATTTGAATGGGTTGACCCTTTGAAAGATGCTCAGCGCTCAGAAATTGAAGTTGCAAACGGTTGGAGTTCTGACAAGCAAGTTGCAAAAATGCGCGGTAAAGAATTAAGAGATATGTATCAAGAACAAGCCGAAGCTTTAAGTATGAAACGCGAAATATATGCACAATTTGGCGTCGAAGATTTGATTAATATTGAAGATAGAAAATTGGAGATCGTCAAAGATGAAAGTCTATAGAAATTCTAAATTAGAAATTCGTGAAAATGACGAAGGTAAAAATATTTATTCTTTGTCTTTTTCTTCAGAAACAAAAGTCCCTCGTTTTTACGGAAATGAGATTTTAAGCCATAAACGCGGAGACGTCAACTTAAACCGTCTGAATAATGGTGGTGCTGTGCTAGTGGATCATTATGGAGATCAGGTCGGAGTTGTACGAAATGCGAGAATTGAAGGTAAACGCGGATTAGCTGAAATTGAATTTGGAAATACCGAACACGCAAAAGCCGTCGAAGCTGATGTCAAAGAAGGTATTCGCCAAAATGTCAGTGTCGGTTATGCGGTAAGAAATATTGAAAAAGTTGCTGAGAATGAAGGGGTTGGTGATTATCTCGTACGTTCATGGGAACCTTTCGAAATTTCTATTGTTTCCGTTCCTGCTGATCCCTCAATCGGTATTGGAAGAAGCTTTGAAAATGAAGAAGAAGCAAAAGAAAAAAACGAATCATTCATGACGCTTGTCCGGGCGGCTGATGATGAGTATAAGCGTTCTAATTCTGATTTGTCCAATGATGAAAAAGAACCTTCTGAAAATGTGAACGTTGAAACGCGTTCAGAGAATCAAACTCAAACTCATAAAAAAGGAACTGTTACAATGAGTGAAAATATTAATGCAGTCGATCCGGCAGAATTGGAAAGACTAGAAAACGAAGCACGTGGTGCAGAACGTGAAAAATTACAACGATTTCGCGCTATCAATAAAAAAGCTGGCGGGCATTTTAATGAGCTAGTTTTAGAACAATATGAACGTGGTGCATCTGTAGAAGAATTTCAAAGTGCTTTAATTGATGCTTGGAATAAGCGTTCTGATGAAGTTGTATCAAATGCTGAAAAGAATACTGATGTAAGCTTAAAGCTTGATAAAGAAGAAGAAAAACGCTTCAGCGTTGTAAATGCTATTCGTGGTCTAATTAATAATGAAAGAACTTTTGAATCAGAAGTTTCTGACCAGTTCCGCGCTGACAATCCTGGGTTACCTTTTCTTGGTGGTGGAATCCTTATTCCCACAAGTATGGCCGCTCAACGTGATATGACTGTCGGTGTCCCTGCTGATGGTGGTCTGACAGTTCAAACAAGCAAAATGCCTATGATTGATATGCTTAAAAATATGCTTGTTCTTAACCAGACACGTATGACCCGCTTAACTGGTTTACGTGACAATTTGTCATTTCCTCGTAAAATCACTGCTTCAACTGCTGATTTCCTAGCAGAAATCGCGCCCATAACAGATTCAAATCCAACATTTGATGAAGTAACAATGGCGCCAAAGCGTATTGGTTCAGATGTGCGATACAGTAAGCAGCTTTTTAGGCAATCTAATGAATCAATTGAAAATGTTGTTCGCCAAGACATTTTACAAGAAGTAGCTTTACAAGTCGATAGCGCAGGGCTTCAAGGTGCTGGCGGTGTTGCTCCAACTGGTATTGTTAACACTGTTGGTGTTAATTCAGTAACATTTGGCGGCGCTGCGACATGGCCTAAGGTTGTTGAATTTGAAACAGCTGTTGCTGTAGATAATGCGCTTGATGGTCAATTAGCATATGTTACAACTCCAGCGGTCCGCGGTGCATGGAAGACTATTGAAAAAGCTGCGACTACTGGTCAATATTTATGGCCTGAGGTTGGTAATGAAGTAAACGGCTATCAAGCACTTACATCTAATCAAGTCGCAGGCGATAAAGTTATCTTCGGTAACTGGCAAGAACTAATGTTCGGTGAGTGGGGAGCTATTGAACTCCTTGTTGATCCAGTAACACTTGCAAGTGAAGGCCTAGTCAAAATTGTAGCAAACTATTATGTTGATTTTGCTTTGCGCCATCCAGTATCGTTTGCGGTTAGCTCAGACGCTGGTAATCAGTAATATTTTTATTCCTTGTTTACGGGTCTATATGGCCCGTAAGCTTTTAATAATTAACCTATAAAAGGAGAATGCAACAATGTTAAAAGTAATAATTAAAAAACCTTGTGTTGCTAAGGTTGACGGCGAAATAAAACATCTAAAAAGAGGCGATGAAGTCAAAGTCTCAATTTCAGATGCTTATACTTTATGGGGTCAAGGCCAAGCTTTGATCATAGACGGCAAAAGCCATGAAAATGACGAATCAGTTAAAAAAGAAATTAAAGCTTTAAAAGAAGAATTTAATTCTTCTAAAAAGAAAAAGTAAAGAATTTATGAGCGATTTCGAAACAAGAGATTTAAGCAGCTTTTACGATATCAATTTCGGTGCTGAATATTGGTCATTTAATGAAAATGATTTTTTAATAATATTCAATGAGCGTGATAGAATTTTAAGGCTTCGAGTTTCTGATTTTGGCATCGCTCAAAATCCTTTAATGTTTGACAGGTGGATTGATAAACAGAACAATAAAACTTGGTATGTTCGCGAATGGTCAAGAAATGATTATGAAGAATATATGATTCATGTCGTAGATTGGGAACCGGTAAACTTATTAATTCAAGAACCAAATGTTGAAATTAGGGACGATGGGTCATATTCAGAATCATTTACAGATGGTGACGAAATACAAGCCTTTTTTGTTCCAGGCAGTTCGCAAGAAATAGAAGTTCAAGGCAAAATTCAAACCTTACAAACTTTCAAAATAGATATTTTATACAATCCAAATTATGAATTTGTTTACAATAGACGATTTTCTTTTCAGGGAATGCCTTATTACATAGTTGAAATTAAAAATCCGGAGCAAAAAAACAGACGCCTTGAATTTATGTGCATACTCCCTTCAGGCGTCGACGCTGTTGCGGGGGGAATGCCCCCCGGGCAGCTTTGCACAAGTGACGTATGTAATGACTCAAACGTCCCTGGTCAAAATGCTTCAGACGCGCTTAATTTTTTATTGGACAATGTTGGAGGCGATGTTGTCGGCCCTAGTAGCTCAGATGTCGGAGCAATAGCAATTTTCTCAAGCACTGACGGAAAACAAATTTCTAATGGTCCTTCGATTGATAGAATTTATCAAAGTGTCAGCATTGAAAAAATAGATTTTGATTTTAATAGCTCTTCAGTGCAAACTTTTATAAATTTAGAAAATAATGATTCAGTATTAGGATCTGAAGTTCAAATTGATAGTTTATTTGATGGAGATATACAAATAAGCATAGGCATTCCCTCAGATGATGAATTAATTTTTTTCAAAGATGATTTATTAAGTTCTGAAAATGGTCTTTATGAGGTAAAAAAAAACACTTTTATAAACAGTGCACAACCTATAAACTTATATATAAACAACATTTCAAGCACTCAAGGAACTGGAAAAGCCTTAATATATTTTAATAAAAAATAAACAAAGAAAAGGATTGAAAAAAAAATGAGTCTATTTAAAAAATTAAAGGGCATAATCGGAGATACTTTCCAACTTGATAAAGTAAATTCAGGCCCATTGCTAAAAAATAATTCAGGTTCTGTTGATTTTAGAGATAATAGCGATAGTTCTTTTGTTAATGTGAGGGTTGCTACTCCAGTAAGCGATAATGACGCAGTAAATAAGCTTTATGCTGACAGCTTATCAAAACCTATAATTGTTAGCAGGCAAGCAGATACATCAAGTTCATTGCCGCCGAATACTTCAGTTGAAGGATTTGTCGTTGTCACGACTCCAGGTTCTGGTGCTGTCATTGGCGATATATTAAAAGATGATGGTTCAAATTCTGGAAATATGTCTAATTTAGGAACCGAGAACGGCCG